TCAGTAGCAGCGTTAACACCAGTAACACCAGAAGTAACATTACCTCTAGACTCAATAGCAGCAAATAAACCTTCAGTACCAGAACCGCCAGCAGCAGAATCAGCAGCACCTCTAATTTGACCGTCATCACCGAAACCAATAACTGATGCAGCAGCAGATTTCTCAGCTTCTAACATAGACATTTCTAGGTAGTCAGTAAAACGAGCTCTAGTATCGCCTTCAGCCTTTAGGTACCATAGGTAACCATTTTGTCCTTCTTCACCAGAAACTTCAACCCAACCAACTTGAGACGCATCAGATCCAGAGATCTCGTAGTAGTCCTTCATTATAATTGGCTTGTTAGTAAACGACTTGAAAGTAGGAGTTAAAGCTGTTCTTTTGTCAGATTCAAATGTACCAGTCTTGTCAGTGTATTTTTGCCCTTTACCGTACTCAGAACCAATAACTAATACAGTAGCTGTACCGTCAGATAGAGTTGATAAAGCAGCTGTAGCATAAGGCTCAACTGTAACAACAGCAGAGTCTGGAGTTTCAACAACTAGTGCTTTAACTACAACGCCAGCTTGCGCTATTAATACAACATCGTTAGTTCTAATACCGTGAGTAGTAGTCAATGCGTTTCCGTCAATGTCAGTAGTAATTTCAAGTGTACCGTTAACATCACCATCCGCATTTACTGTACAAACGTAAGATAAATGTAATCTTGATTGCTCAGACCATACAACTTGATCAGCTGTCATTGCCTCTTCAGCACCTACTTGAGATAAAAATCCTGAGATAGTTCTGTTTCCAAAAATCTCAGCCTCTTTCTCCATAAGGTCTGGTAAATATTGTTGTGCCCAACCTGCTGTAGCAGCGGACGTAAAATCGATGTAGTTTGTAGATAGTGTTTGTTGCTGTGAAGCTGCAACACTATTTAAACTACCTCCTGCAGTAATTGCCATAATTAATTTGTTTTAAATTGTTAAATTATTTTTTGTTTTTAATTTTAAACTTAAAATCAGAAGAGTCATTACCAAGTACCTTAAACTTCATACCCCCAGCATCAAACTCTTTGTGAGCTTGCCTCGGCTGCATGTCAACATTTTTGCTTTTAGCAACACTGTCTTTTAATGCGTCGGTTTTTCCTTGTTCATAAAAATGTTTTGCAACAGCATCAGAGTTCATTGCTGAATATAAAGCTTTGTGATAACCTTTAGCGTCTGACATTTGACCTTCTTCATTTAAAAACTTTTTAACAAAGTTGTTAATGTCGCTTTGAGTATCTCTTACTTTATCAGCCTCCTTAACGTTAAATCTATACTTTTTTTCTCCGACGTTATATTCAAAACCTTTGAACTTGTCGTTAAAAACCTGATTGGTTTTTTTATTAAAATTAAGCTTAGCGTTACTAGCTATCTTTTCATTCTCTTCCGATTCTTTGTTGTATCGGTTGAAAAAATCTACGGCTTTCTTCTGCTCTCCGGTGAGCTTTGATCCAGCCTTGATCTCTTCGTAATATTTAGACTTTTGCCCGTCTAAGTAGGCTTTCGCTTCAGCAACTTGCTCTTTCAAAGCGATTTTCTTTTTTCTAACTTCTCTCTCTTCATCTATTTCTTCATCAAAAGAAAAGTTTTCTTCCATTAAGAAAGCTCTTTCTTCAGAGTCAAGATGAGGTTTAGTTAGCTTGTAATACTCTTCTAGAGCATTAACGTTACTCATTTCGCTATAATCTTGATTTAATCTAGCGTAGTCGTTAATGTCTCCACCAGTCTCGTCCATAAAGTCAACTAGCTTTTGTATATTTTCAGGCAAAGGCTCTCCAGTAGCTTCAGCTTCAGCAACAGCTTCTTCAACTTGCTCTACAACTTGCTCTACAGACTCTTCTACTTCTTCCTGCGTTATTTCTTGTAATACTTCAAATTGTTCTTCAACAACTTCTTCAACAGCCTTTGTATTTTCCTCAGGCTCTATAGTCTCTACAGGCTCACTTAAGTCTACTTTTATAATAGAGTCATTTCCTGCTGACTCAAACTTTGACTCGTCTACTTGAGGAGTCTGCTCTTGAGTTTCTTGTGTTACTTCTTCAGTTACGTTTTCTTTTTCTTCCATAATATAAAATATAAATTAATAATTGTTTGGTCTAAAAACTACTTAAACCAAGATTACCATCAAGTATATCATTACCTGATGACTCGAACTTTTTAGGTGCATTTCCACTCTTTCTTTGTTCTATTAGCTCTGATTGTTGAGACGCTTGAATTCTTGTTCTTTCGTCCTTGCGATCTTCTTTTTGTTTTTCACTACTGCTAAGCTGGTCTTTCTGGGATTGTTGTAGCTTAGAATTTATTTCAAACTCAAACTGCATTAACTCTTTCTTCAAAGCAGCCTCTTGTTTCATGGCTTGAATCTTAAACTGCGCTTTTGTTTGCTCTAGCTGCATATCGATCTGCGCTTTTTGTTGGTTTTTTTGCATTTCACTTTGAGCGGCAGCTTGCTGAGTTTTAGTATTTGCCTCTGATTGAGACTGAATATTTTGCTGAGCTATAACTTGATCTTCTTTTTGTTTTTGTTTTCTTCTTATCTTAAGCAACTGATTAGCAAGCTTAATGTTTTTAATCTCACGTAAGTCGATAGCATCTTCTAAGTTTATTTGTTTTTGTTGCAATGCTACTTGTATGTTGTTTTCTAACAGTTGTTTTTCTTCGTCATCTGGCGTAAGCTCTATGAATATACCAAAGTCGTATAAGTGTAGATTAGACATTTCCTCAAGAGTTGCTACGTTGTGCGCTCCAATAGCTTGAATAAAAGCATCTTTAGTTGGAGAGTATTCTATTATATCTGAAATTCTTAGCGATAAACACTCTGCAACTTCAGAAGTTAAAAACAATCCAGACTGTAGTATATGTCTTGTAGCTGTATTAGAGTTTGCTGCGGCCAGTTTTTGTATACCAACAAGCGCATTTTTATCTGGAGTAGAACCATCTCTAGCTTCGTTCAAGCCAGTTACGTCTCTAATCATTTGTAGATAATAATTATAGGTGCCTATTAGGCTTTGCATTTTTTGACCTCCAGATCCACTTGATATTTCTTGTATTGGAACTCTACCAGGATTACCCTCTCCAAGCTCGTTCATTGATCTACCAATAACAGAACCTGTTTGGAAAAACATATTTAAAGCTTCTTGTGGAGAGTAGTTTGTTCCATTTCCTAGGTCTATTTCCGCTAATCCATCTGCGTCAAGATAAACACCGTCTGGTACTAGCCTAGACATTACTTGTTGTAGTTTCAGATGAGTAAGCTGAATCATATCTGCAAAACCAGTGATACGCTTTACTAAAGACTCTATCTTACCTTTGTACATTCTAGGTGCTACTATGTTGTAGTTCATTTTAACTTTAGTAAAATCGCTTTTAGGCCTAATCATGTTTTTAGACATCTCCCACTTAATAAGCTTATCTGATCCTAATATTAAAGCACCTTCGTATATGGTTTCTATTTGTCGTTGTAGCTTGATAAAGTTACCGTCTAAATTATCTGGAGGATTAAACATATCATCCTTAAGTATAGACTTGCTAGCTCCAGTTCCAGTTTCTTTAACCTTGTAGGTTTCGTTCATGAAAGTCTTGTAATTAAAATACAAAACTTGAACTTGATTACTATCAAAGCTACCTTGCGAGTTGTAATTTCCTGCGCTGTAGTTGCTATTTTTATTTATATATTCCAGCTCATCTACGCTAATACTAGGAAATTGTTTTACTAGTTCGTTTATTGGAATTGTTTTTACCTCACCAACGTAGTATATATCTTCAAAGTAAGGAGACTCAGTATGTGAGTAAACTAAGTTAGCTGGGTCAACGTAATCTATAGTTGCTCCTTCTGAAGTGTTAAATCCTGTTTTAACAGCGCCGATACCTAGTACCGTTAAGTCATAGTAAAATCTTTTTTTAATCAACTCATATCTATTTCCTTCAAACAGCACGTTGAGAGCCTGCTCTTCAGCTAGCTCTACAGCTTGCTTGTAAGACAGCTGCATGTGAAGAGTTAGCTCTTCTTCTGATGTTGGCAAAGTCTTTGGATCGTTGTTGTATAAATTTATATCAAAATTCTCTTTAGCAAAATCGTTTATCTCTTTACTACGCATGTCCGCTAAAATAGACTCCATGTACTTAGTTCTCTTTTCTACTCCGTAAGGATCTTGAGAGTAAGCTTTTATATCGTAAGTTCTTTCAGATATTCCATTTACTACAATGTCTACAAACTTAGGTATAATTGGAACAGGCTTCCAGTCAAGGTTTAAATAACTTAAATCACCGTTTATAGATAACTCATCTTTATATTTCTGTATAGACTGCTCTCCTCTAGCATATAGTCTTAAGCTGTGAAAATCATTTTTTTGACCTAAGTGTCTTCCATTGCCACTTCCTCTGTCTTTAGAAAACCATTCGCTTTCTATAGCTCTAGCTACTTTTAAACCGTATTCTGAACTTGCTTTTTCTAGATCACTAACTACTTGACTTGGAAAACTTTTTTTTATAACTGACTCAGCCATACTTACTTTTTAATTATTGTCGATGAATAACCATCTTGTTTATACTTAGATATACTTAAATTTAACTTTGGCTTAACGCGACTAGAAACAGGCGCATATAAATGCCTATTACAACCCATTATAGCTAAGCCTGAGCTTATGGCAGCATCAAACTTTGTTCTTTTGTTTATATCAAACTTAGCCCAATCATTTAATGTTTCACTAAAATAAGTGTTACCATAGTTGCCATTACCTAAATGACCAACGTGATCATTTATATACATTTCTATTGCAGCAGCGTGAGCTTGTTTTATGTCTTCACTAGAGTTAGGTATTCCACCTACTTCTTTCTCTGCAATAGACAGCTTGTTCCAAACCTTATCGGGTCTGTTCATGCTAAATCCTCTATATCCTCTTCTTTTCATATAATAGAGAAGGCGAGGCTTGTTATTCTCTGCTAATATTGGCATGCCATAAAAAATACAAGCCATTAGTACGTCTTCAAAAAACATTTCAGCTGTTTGGGGCCTAGCAACATACTCTAAGAAAAAAGAGTTAGCTGGAGCATCTTCCATACTGAACTTTGTTAATCCATGAAGAGCTCCGTTAGATCCTCTACCATCAACAGTACCGCTAATGTCGTAGCTATCGCAACCAAAGCAACCCATGTGCTCATTTCCTGGATGTTTTATTCCATTTTTTATTATTACATTATTCTGAAGGTGCGGCGGGGGCGTCCAGCTTATTTTAAACCTACCATTTGGGTTTGGATGAAAAACAACCTTAGTGTCTTTTACTCCGTTAACCCATTGAAAGTTTCCTACGTTTACTACGGCTGAACTTCCAATACCTTCGTTATAATCTATTTGTTCGTATATTTTAACTAAGTTAAATATACTGTTTTTTGCTTCATCTCTAAAAGCGTGTTCTGTTGTTCTAGGAAACTGACGATAAAATTCATTTAAACCGTCTTGATCCTCTTTCAAGCCATCGACCTCGTTTTGCCAATGATCAACAACACCTATTTCTATTAATTCTCCGTCTGGTCCACAAACGTCTGACTTTGGAGTGCTGAGCACTGGTTGTCCAAACTCGTCAATAAATCCTTCAAAGTTCCATTCCATTGGGATAAACAGAGAATATAAACCAGACTTTGTTTGACCATTTCTATTTCTTTTGTTTACGTCACTGTTATTATATAACTTCTTAAAGTTCTCGCCGCCTTTGTCTAAAGCATTTGACGTTGAACCCATCATGCACTTTCCAATAATTCTACTACCTAGTCTAAGACAAGTTTTTGTAACTCGCCAGTTGTTTAGTATATTATCAGGTCTTTCCCACTTACCACTCTCATCGTGTACTAGTAGTGAAAGCTTTTCACCATCATAACTGTTGTCACCCGTGTTCTTCCAGTCAATTGTAGTATCTAAACCTTTTATCTCTTCTAACTTCTCGTTTGTCTCTATTTTCTTACGAGTAAATTTGCTCGCTGGCACACGGTACGCTAGTTCAGACTTAGGTCTGTCCATACCATCTTGAATTGGTTTGAAAAAGAAAGGATAGTTAATTGATATAGGTACAACTTTATCAGTAAACATCTTCTTGGCATCAGCACCACTTTTAGATAGTATTCCGTATCTACTATCACTTGATATAGTAGCGAGGTTAACTGTTTCCGCTGAGCTCATGAAAGAAAATCCAGAACGTCTATTTTTTAAGTAGCACATACCGTAACATCTTGTATCTGCTTTACACGCTTCCCAAAATATAAAAAACAACCTATTTGCTTCACGAAAGTCTGGAGCACCAACATCAATCTTACTCCACTGTAGATACATGTAATGCGCGCCTGTTATATACGTAGGCGTTCCATTATTATTAAACCAAAAACCACCGCTACGCCTATCGAACTCTCCGTCGATATATTCGTGCCATTGTTCTTTTTGATCTTCTGGGTATGCTCTCCAGTCAAATATCGTTTTAACTTTATTAAGTATTGTAGGTTTTTCAAGTTGTTTCCACTTTTTATGTTCGTTGCTATACACATTCTTAGGAGCTTTAGGCAAGGCTATTTGCAAGTTTTGTATTTCGTATATTTCACCAATCTGACCGTTGCTAGATAGCACAATAATATCGTGCTCTTTGTTATAGCCATACTTCCACTTCTTGCCTTTGTTAAGTCTACTTATCGTAGTCTTTTTTATTGGCTCTATTATTTTGAATAAAGTTTGTTCGTACATTATTTAGATCTACCTTCGGCAAAGCCTTTAAAAACCTTCTCTTTCTTCTCTTCAGTAACCTTACCTTCGAGTAGAGCTTCTTCTTCTTGAATACGATTAAGTATCTCAAAGGCGTCAAAGATAGCGAGCTTCTTTGTAGCAGCAGCGTTCTTAAGTCTATCGGCAGTAATGTCATCATCACCATCAACAATAGCTTCCTTTGCAACTTTGATAAGCTCTTCAACGGCTCTATGTCCAGCTTGGATTATATTCCTCTTCGTCTCCTTGATATTCATACTTAATTGTAATAAAATTAGATAAAACTCTGTATAGTCTTTTGTTATCAAAAACAAACTCGTACTCGCTGCTAGGTCTAAACCCAACTAAGTCTTTTTTCTCAACAGTTCCGTCAGTGTACTCGACTATACCAACTAGTGGTCTTTCACTGTTGTCATCATACTCGTCTACAGATTTTAATGGTTTTACAAAACAGTAGCCTTTAGGACAAGTCCAACTGCCATCTTGCTTGTAAAGAAATATTTGATCTGAGTACACGATATAAGTGTCTTCATCGAAATAAGACTTGCTGTTTCTTTCTCTCCCCTTAACATCGTGCCATCGTCTAAAAACGTTGTGATGCACAATGACGGTGTCTCCTGGTTTTATTCCAAGATCATCTCCCACTATAGGGCAAGACACTACTTCGGCTTCTCTATTTACAAATTGATGGTTAAATACTTCTGTGTTAATTACTAGGCTTTTGTCACCAATTTTTTTAGAGTTATTATACCTTTCTCCTTTTGGACGTATAACAAAACTGTAAACGCTCTGCATTAATATTCTAAGTTGTATTCGACTGATATAGCCATATTCTTATTGAAGTCTTTCCAAGGAAGTACGTTTTTACCTTTTTTAATATAGATACTGTACTTGTCTTCTTCTTCCACAATGTCACATATAGTATGACCACCATACACTTCTTGATTAACAGAGTAGTGCATGGCGTCAATTTTGTAATCCTTACCTATCGTTATTTTACGAATCAGTTTGCTCATCTTCTTTGTATTTTATAGTACCATCTTGAATATTAACATTACTACTGCCGTATTCTTTTTCAAACCCAGCTAACATTTCTTCTAGCATGTGATTGAATTGAGTATACTCGTGTAGCATAGAGTGCTTTTTAGCTTCTATAGCACCAATATCAAACTTAGTTTCGTTAATAGCTTTAGCGAGTGCTTGAGCTCTTTTTAGTTGTGCCTCTGTTACTTTTTCAGCACGAGGTTTTAAGTCAACCTTTGGGGTCTTTCTTTTTGCCATTTTATTTGATTTAATTAAATTAGTTATTATATATTATTACTTGTTGTATTGTAATATTAGTTAGGTGTATTTAAAAGTTCTAGTCCAATTCTGAAAAATCCACTAGTTGAAGTATTGTTCGCAGCTAGTCTTACTGTTAAAAACAAAACATCACCTGCTGCATAAGCAGCGCTACCATTTAAAGTAGCCGTAGGCAATGTGTTTACTTCAGCGTTAGTAGTTGAAGCATCAGTACTTGTTGCTAGTAAAACTACAGTTATTACTGCGGATCCACCATCAGATACTTGAGTGTCATTTACTGGCGTACCTTTCCACAGCTCAAATACAACTGATTGACCAGCGTTGTTAACGGACATAA